AGGAAGTAGAGCCCCTCCGCCAGCTCCTGCGGCGCGCGTGCCGTCTCGCCGGACAGCGCCATGACTTCCTCGCGCCACCCGGCTACTTGCTTCGCGCTGGCGTTGGTGGTGGCGGCGATCGTGGTGAACGCGCGATCGTAGTCCAGCGCCATCTTGGTCGCCACCGCACCGATGCCCAACAGCGGCAGCGAGACGTAGCGCGTGAGCGACTTGCCGACGCGCGATAGCCCGGCGCCCGCCTTGGTCATGGCCGCGCTGATCGACGTTCCCGCGGCAGCGGCTGCAGGTGTGACCTGTGCCTTCAGCTGCGACGCGAACGCGGCGGTGTTCGGTACGACGTCGACGTAGACGGTACCTGCGCGGACGGGCATCAGCTCACCTCATCATCCTTCTGTCGGAGGTCGTGGCGAAGAAGCGCTCGATCTGCTCCGGCGTTGAGGCGTCCTTGGGCGGCGGCGGCGCCGGGGGTGGCTGTGCCGCCGCGTAGGCGCGCACGACCGCCGAGTCCGGCGGTAGCGACGAGATGAGTGAGAGCAGGCGGCGCACGCCGACCCGCTCTGCACCCCACAGCGCGTCGCGGAGGTCCAGCCGGTAGTAGCGCAGGAAGTCGGCCTCCGTCGCGTCCCAGTGGTTGGTCAGGACGTCTCGGAGGCCGAGGATTCCCCCGGGCCGGAACCGTAGACGGTCTGCAGGTACTCCGCGATAGCGAACATGTCGTTGACGGTGGGGCGCTGCGCGTGGAAGCTCGCGATCCGATCCTCGTCGAGCAGCTCTTCCAGCGCGGCCATCATGTCGCCACCGGCCATGGTCACCGCCGTGTCGTACGGCAGCTCGGCGGGGAGCGCGAACCGCTCCCCACCCAGCTTGAACGCCTTCTCCGTTCCGTTCTGCTCTGCGCGGGCTACGCGCAGCGCATCCAGGTCGAGGTCCTCCATCAGGACCCAGCCGGGTCGAACGCGAAGTCGTCCGTCAGCAGCTTCCACGCCGAGCCGACGTCCGAGCCGAGCACGGTCAACACCAGGCCAAGCCCGGCCGACGCGCCCTTGTTGAGCGTGATCTCCGTCGCGCTCTCCAACTCAGTCGTCTGCGCATAGATGCGGAAGTTGCGCTCGGTCCCGTCGCTGAACTCGACGATCACCGACCGCTGGTACGGGTCCTCACCCGGCACCGGCGGCTCGTAGGAGTAGACGCCCGCCGACGGCGAGCTTGCGGTGCCCCCGCCGAAGTAGAGCTTGAACGTCTCCTCGTTCCACTGGTGCAGCGTCATGCCGATCGTCGCGGCGCGTGCCGTGGTGAACCGGCGCACGTCGTAGTACGACTGCCAGGCGCGCACGGCCTCGGTGGTGGGGGTGTCGCTGAACGTCACGCCGTCCTCGGTGTGATAGCCCAGCTCCACCCACTCCGTCGGGAGCGTGGTGGTCGCGTTCGACGGTGCCGTCGTGACGATCGGCGCAGTGTAGACCGCCCCGCCTCCGGCGATGACGATCTCTTGTGCATCCAACCCAGCCATGGTGCTCTCCTCTCCCGGAAGGTCTTAGCTCCCGAGCTGCACGGGCGGGTGTACGTACACCCGCGTCTGGAACATCGCGTGCCGGAGGGCGCTGTCAGGATCGTCCAGCGGAGCGATCCCACCCTCCTCCTCGACGCGCGTTATCACGCCGAGCGGATACTCACCGGGCGCCGCGTACAGCAGTGCCTCGGCGGTTGCGGCGATCCGCCACGCCGCCTTCTGCGTCTCGGCCCACGCATCCATCTGGATCAGCGCGCGGTCGAGCCAGAGCACGTCGCCGACGCCTTGCGAGCCGGTGACGCGGTGAACGACGAGCAGCGGGTACGTGGGCTCCACGGGCACGCGCGGGTACACCCGCATCTGCCCGCCCAGCAGGTCCGTCAGCTCCGTCTCGGGACGCAGCACCCACTGGATCAGCAGCTCCTCCACGTCTACCGGCAGCGTCAGCTCGGCGCTCACAGCCGGAAGCTCTCTGCCGCACGCCGCAGGGTGCCGAACGTGGGCGTGTCGTTGGTGCCGAACTCGAGGTAGATCGCCTGCTCCTCCGGGTCACCCGTCGCGCTCACGATGCCGATAGCGATGGGGTCGTACTCGGCATGGCCCTCGATGCTGTCGCGGTAGTCGCCTTCATCCACCGGCGCCATGCCCTTCGCTATCTCAGCGATCGCCAGCGCCGCCTGCTCCATCTCGACGAACATCTCGGGCATCGAGGCGACGAGCATGTTGAGGCCCGGCACCGGTACGAACGTAGCTGCCATCACGACCTCCAAGTTCCGATCGCCGTCACCGGCACGCGCGTGACGACGTGCTGCCCAGCTGCAGCGACCGTGCCGACGTCTGAGACGGTCGCTGGTGTCATCGGGTGGAACACGCCGTCCGGTGCAACCGCGGCGCTGTCGGTGATCACCACGGTGGCCACGCGCACCTGTACGTAGTGCCGCAAGCGCAGCGTCGAGCGCAGCCGCCCGGCGTCCGCCAAGTCGCGCAGCGCCGGGCCAGCGCCCGAGACGCGCAGGCTGCGGGTGCTGATCGTGGCGCTACCAGCGATCGCCGCAGCGCGCCTGAGGGTGATGTTGTGGCCGCTCGCCGTGATCGCAGCGGTCGCCTGGAGCCGTGCCGAGCGGTTGGTTTGATCGCCGAACGTGCCTTCGCCGAACGTGCCTTCGCCGAACGTGCCGGTCACTTCGCGACCCAGCCGGAGTTGCCGGTGCCCGATTCCTTCACATACAGAGTCGTGTTCGCGCCGCCGTCGGTGCGGCCGTAGAGCGTCCCTACCGGGGCAGTCAGCACGCCCTGGGGACTTCCCGAACCCGACCGGAACTCGCGTGTCTCACCCTGACGTGCAAGCCCGATACCTCCGCCCGTAGCGAAGTCCACGACCAGCACCGTCTTTCCCGTACCGTCGTCCGTGACGTAGACCCTCGCCTTGTTCGCAGCCGGTGCTGGAGTGCCCGGTGCCAGTTCTTCGAACTCTAGGAACTTCTTACCGAAGTACCAGGCGTCGTTCCCCATGACGAACGACCGTATGCCGGAATCTGAGACCTGCCCGTCTATCACGCGCCCTCGGCGATTGTGCGCAACATACGTGTCCTCGACATTCGCGCCGATCGAGAGATTGACGCCTCCCGTTGCGTCATTGGCGAACTGGTTCCCGACGATGCGGTTGTGATGAGCGAAATCTGGGCTACCCGAATAGGTGAGCCTGATGTGGTTGACAGGACTGATGGCACCCGACGTGTATTGGAACATGTTGCCCTGGATGTTGGCTGTGAAACAGTTCTCCAGAAGCAACTGGTGATTCCCGCCGTTCTCGAACCAGTTGGAGGTGACGAACGCACCGTCCACCCCCTCCATCCTGATCTGGTAGCCCTTCGACCCTTCGAAGATGCACCCGTCGATCTCGGGGTTGGACCCGCCATAGATGTGCAGCGATGCATCCGTGGTCCCGGTCTGCGTGTTCCCCCACCACCGACAGTCGCGCAGGGTGTAGGCATTCGCAGCGTGCCCGCCGAAGCCGGTGGACTCGATGAACATGCCGTCGCCAGCGAAGTCCTTGCACCAGACCCGCTCAACGAACCCGTCGATCAGGCCGTCAAGATGAACGAGGGGCTGCGTGCAGGTCGAGCCAGCTCCTTGGCAACGCAGGTCGTGGAGGTAGGGGTCGCCTGTCTCCTGGTAGTACGCTCCCCCACTCGTCGAGCCACCGGTCAGTTGGATCAGCATGTTCTCGACCACATATCGACCACCCGGCGTGGCATCCGCTGATGAGAAGGCATAGGCGTTGGTTGCTGTGATCGACGTGTGCTCATAGCCCGCTCCGATGTACCGCGTCGGGCCGGGCATGAGGATCGAGTAGCCGGTAGGCAGTTTGTACGTCCCCGGTGGAAAGTAGCCCAGGCCACCACCTGCGTTCACCGCAGCGACGAAGGCATCGAGTGCTCCCGCGTCCTCGGTAGTGCCGTCGCCCTTCAGGCCACCATGCCCCTTCGCGTCGACGTAGGCGTTGTGCAGCACGGGGTGGACGTCGGCGTGGGCCGTGTTGTTGAGGATTGGATAGGTCACGGTCGCATCCCTCTCGTCTGTCCGCCCGGGTACGTCGGGCGGCTGTGCCACGACGCTCTGAAGGAGCCGACGCCGCTCAGTGCCATGCGCGTTACCACCTGGCCGCCGTCGCCGTGGACGGTGCCGTCGTCGCCGATCGTGCCACCGCCGGACGAGTGGGCGAAGCCGACCGCCGTGATCGTGGGCGTGTCGGTAATCGCCACCCCGCCGGAGCGGCGTTCGTTGAAGGCGCGCAGCTGCAGCCCGGCGCGCAGCCGTCCACGGTCGCCGATGTCGCGCAGCACCGGCGTGCCGCGCGTCTCCACGGCCCACCGCACGGTGACGCTGGCTGCGCCGGTAAACGCGGCCGAAGCCCGCTTGACGATGTCGCGCCCAGCACTGGCGATCGTGCCGGTAGCGCCCAGGGCGGCCGTGCGCTCGAACGTGCCGAACCCGCTGCCCGACGGCAGGAGGATCGGCACGCCGATCGCGAAGGCGGCATCCTCCGCCATCGCCTTGAACTGGAGCCAGGAGTCGGTGGTGTAGCCGCCGGACGTGCCGGTCTGGACCTCCGGCTCGTAGTGGTTCGTCCCCTCGTCGTCGTAGTTGTAGCAGATGCCCCAGACGTCGCTGCTGTTGGCCTTGCACCAGGCGCGCACCTGGCGCATCCAGTCGCCCTTGGTGTTGTACGCGATGCCCTCAACGACCTCGCCGTTGCCCGACCCCGGCTCGCAGCCGGTCTCCGGCACGTACACCGGCGCGCCGTGGGCCTGCGCGTACGTCAGCGCCGCGCCCGCGATCTCGTCGATGGTCTTGGCTGCGGCGGCCCCCACGGTGGTGGGCTTGGAGTAGCCGTCAATGCCCACCAGGTCGACGTAGCCGCTGGTGATCAGGTTGGTGCCGCCGGTGCCGTAGAACTCGTCGGGCGAGGAGCCCGCGTACTGCCCCGGCCCCGCCAGCGAGAGGCAGTAGAGAACGCACGTAACGCCCATGGCGTCCCAGAAGTCGCGCACGTAGCGGAACCACTCCTGGTACCGCGCGCCGGTGTAGTCCGGCCCCTCGGGCTGCGCTGCCGGTGGCGGGTCCTGGACGTTGACCTCCGACCACAGCTCCACCACGACGACGGCTTGCGAGTTGGCAGCCTGCAGGTCCAGCAGGAGATCACCCTGCTCGGTGAGCGACGTGCCGTTGGGCACGTTCTGCACGCGCGCCGGGCCGCTGTTGATCGACGCCGCCGTGTCCCAGTGCCCGTCCAGCGTGTCCTGCAGGTACGTCATCAGGCGCCCGCCGCCGGTGCCGTACTTCGGCGTCAGGTTCGTGGTGATGAACGAGCCCTGATCGGCCAGCGCGATTGAGTCCGACAGCGACTTGAGGATCGGCGAGTCGTACTGGCCGTAGCCGCCGCGCCAGCGGTGCGCGCCGAAGGGGCGGCCCATCTTGTTCGCGTAGTAGTCGAAGCTGTCAACGGAGATACCGGCGCCCACGCCGTCGCTGCCGGGCGCGTACGGGTTGGACGGTCCCCACCCGGCGAAGACGATCGTGGTCACAACGTGACCCCCAGGAACGTCGTGGTGGGCGGCAGGTGCTCGATGGGCGAGCGGCCGATCCAGCCCTCGTCCGTCCAGGCGATCGCGTCGACGTGCAGATCGTAGGCGGCACCCGTGGCCACTTCGTGGATGCCCCACGACACGCGGCTCACCTCCGAGCCGCCGCCGGTGTTGATGAAGTACGCGCCCAGCTGGTAGTCCTCGGCATCCGCGTCCGGGTCTTCATACACACGCAGCTCGTGCCGCCCCTCGGCCGCGTCGTGGATCACGTGCCCCTCGAGCCGGAACCAGGCGGCGATGGGGAACGCCGTCACGGCACTGGCAACCTCCACGTCGTTGGCGTCGATCAGGCGCAGCTCGTCGTCCGCGGTGGATAGGCGCACGCCGGTGATCACGTTGTCCGCGTCATCGTGGACGGCGACCAGCAGGTAGTCCATGCCCGGCGCTGCTGGGATGTAGAAGTAGGCGCGCCACCACCACTCGGTCGCGGTGTAGTCGAAGCTGACGTTGGCTTCCTTGGTCTCGGCCGCGCCGGGGATACCGAAGTGCGCCGACAGCGCCCCCAGCCCCTCATGCGGCACCGGGCTCGTGGTGGCGTACTTCGCCTCCGCGCCGGTGCCCACCACGGTGACCGCCGAAAACGGATGGTGCTCGTCGCCGTCGTCGCTGTTGCCGACCGTGATCGTGGTGCCGTCGGCTACGCCCGTCTCGAAGCTGTTGTGCGCGCCCTTGACGACCGCCACGTCATACCGCCCGCTTGGCCCACTGCGTCACCACGAGGTTGGAGCCGGTGTAGGTGGTGCCCACGGTGTCCACGTCCATTGTCAACACGTCACCCGCGGCCACGGCGGCGTTCTGGTACGTGCTGCTGATGGCGCTGGCCTGCCCATCGGCGATCGTCGGTTGATCGCCGGTGCTGGCGAAGACCGAGCTGCCGTTGCGGTTGATGTCCACGCGCACCCCGGCGCCCGTGGGCACGGTGCCCGCGCGTGCCCGCGTACGGGTGAGCGTGAACGCGAACTCGGCGGTGAAGCCATGCGTGCCCTGCGCCACCGCCAGCAGCCCGTCCACGCCCCAGGTGGACAGCGGCAGCTCGAACGTGTGGGGCAGGAAGGACGTGCCTGCAGCCTTGCTGACGATCTGCCCGGCGTCGATGTCGGTGTCGTTGGCCGGGACGTAGATCGCCGCCAGGACCACGGAGTCCACCGGGTGCGTGGGGAAGACCGGGTTGGCCGAGGGCGTGCCTGCGGCGATCGACTTGACCCCGGCGTCATCCACCACAGCCAGGTCGTACCGCGCGTCGGTCGCGTCCGCAGCGCCCACGGTGAGGTTGCCGCCCGCCACCGAGACCAGCACCCCGGCCACCTGCACCACACCTGCAGCCACGGCCACGGTCATGTTCGGCGATCCTTGCGCCGTCACGTCGCAGCCCGACACCACGCCGGTGGCGAACAGCGCGCGGGCCAGGATGTCGAAGTCAACGGCGTCAGGCTCGGCCTGATCGGGGAACGCGGCGGTGGGCTCGTTGGGGATTGCGAAGGGCGTGGTCATGTGGTGAACCCCAGGGTGAGAGAGGACACGGTGTAGATGCCCTGGTTGGCGAACTCCTCGGTGGTCACCACGTCGTAGCCGTAGAACGTGCCGCCCGACACGGCCGACCACAGGCCGACGTACTGGATGCTCCCGCCTGCCGGTACGTTGAAGTCCAGCGCGTTGCTGGCCGCCATCTCACCGCCTGCAGCCGCGCCCCACGCCACCACCTCGCGGCCGTAGGCCGGGTCGCCACCGGCCAGCTCGTTCGCGCCGTTCGTGCCCGGCGCCCCTTCGTGCAGCGAGACGTAGACGGCGACCGTGCCCAGCTCCGTAAGCATCAGGTCGCGCGCTGGATCGGTGTACGGCACGGGCTCTCCTATCCCTCGACGATGCGCAGCGGTGCTTCAACGTGCCGGGAGGCGGCGTTGGGCGACGCGGCAAGTGCTGGCTCCCCCACGACCTCGAACGTCTTGCCGTCGTGCAGGATGCGGTCGTACGGCGCCAGCACCGTGCCCACCGGCAGGATCAGCAGCCAGTCGCTCAGCACCCGGTTCTCTCCGATCAGCTCCTCGCGCGTGTCCGTCTGCTCGATCCACGCCGGGGTGGTACCGGCCGTGGTGTACGTGCTGACCGGATCGCCGTACTCGTCCTGCGTGCTGGTGCTGCGGCGCAGGATCGTGACGGTGTACGTCATCAGCCCCGCGAGCGACATCAGACCCCCATCCCAAGCCAGAGGAGCTGGAGGGTCCACCCCTTGAGCGTGCGCGGCGCGCCGCTGTCCTGCGCCACGTAGACCGCCCAGCGCGAGTCGTAGTAGGACGCCTGCGTCCGGATGACCCCGTTGACGATGTGCGCCCGGTACGTCGTCTTGTTCAGCAGCGCCGACGCCGACGCCTGATAGGCGCCGTTCACCCAGCCGCCGTACGTGGGGTCACCAAGCCACGTGTCTAGCGCCTGCCCCCCGGCCTCGATGCGCTCATCGACGTTCGTGATCGTCACCATCCGCACACCGGTCGCGTCCGTGTCCCAGTCGGCGACGAGGCCGTATGCCCACACGCCAGGAGGAAGCACGAACGCCCGCCCGGCCGGGATGGTCCCGTAGTAGTCGAGCGCCTCGGTCGTGACGTAGCCGCCTGGGTCTTTCATGGCAGACGACAGGTCCAGCGGCACGTAGATGCCCGACCCGAGGCCCGACGCAACCACCTGCTCGTTCACACCCACCGGCGGGTTCTGCACGTCCATGTTGCTGACGGGGGCTGACGGGTACGGGGTCCACACGCCCTCCAGGTCGCTCAGCACCGCGATCTTCAGGTATCCGTCGTTGGGGAACGTCTCCACCTGTGCGTCGGCGAACGTGACCTCAAACTCACCCAGGAAGCCGCCTGCCTCCACCGTCTCGCCCGCGCCCCAGGCGTAGTGGACGTAGCCCTTGGTCCCGTCGGTGCCGTCACCGACCTGATCCACGGTCGCCGCTTCGTTGACCACCAGGCCGCCGCGCTGGCGGCGCATGAGGAAGCGCACGCCCTGCGCGCCGCTCAGGTCCACCGGGTTGTCCGCGCCGTCGCGCAGCACTGCGCGCACGATCGGGCTGGTGTCGCTGTCCTTGAGCCAGACGTCAGCCATCGTAGGTGTACCGCCTTCCGACTTCGTTCGCTCCGGCCCCGATCAGCAGCGCCTCGTTCGGTCCACGCTCGCTGCTGGCCCCGCCTACCTCACCGATCGACCACTCCACCGCCGTGCCGGTCGTGGCGCTGGCAGCCACGCTACGGCTCAGATCGGCCTGCCCGACCACCTGTACCGCAGACACGCCCTGCGCGGCGCACAGGCGCTGCAGGGCCGTCTGGCGGGCCACCTGGGCCAACGCAGCCGCCGTGGCCGCCGCCGATCGCAGCACCGCACGCTGGCTGGTGGCTGTGATCGCGCCGGTGGCCGTGGCCGCCGCCGCCCGTGCGATGACGATGATGCTGCTGGCTGTGATCGTGCCGGTGGCCGCAACGGCGGCCGCCCGCTCGTGCGTCGCGACGCCGCCTTCCTTGACCCCCGCGACCGCGGCTGCTGCTGCCCCTGCAGCGGCGACCTGGCGGAGCACGGCACGCTGTCGCGCCACTACAGCGGCGGCGGTAGCCGCAGCGGTCACCGATCGCGCGAGTACACCGAACCCGTCGACGGCAGCCGCGCTTGCCGCCGCAGCAGCGGCGCTGCGCGACACGATCGCGGTCACCGCGCCAGCTGCTGCCACGGTGCCGGTGGCCGAGACCCCTACCGCCGCGGTGTAGACGGCTGCGGCCGCGCCCGAGACCTGCGCGGCAGCGATAGCGGCGGCGGCACCCTGCCGGAGCACGGCACGCTGGGGCGCGACCACGACCGCGGCGGCGGCGCTTGATGCCGTGGCGCGGGCGGCGATCGCGAAGCCGTCAACGACAGCACCGGCCGTAGCCCCCGCCGCTGCAGCGCCGGTGATGAGGCCGAAGAACTCACCGCTGGACGCGATGGCTGCGGTGGCGTCGATCGCTGTCGACCGCGACGCCACCGCGATGCCTGCAGCTGCCGTGGCGGCGGTAGCGGTTGACACGACCTGCCGGAAGGCGAGCAGCTCCTCAGCGACAACGACGGCGGTCGCGGCGGTGGCCAGGATCGGGCCGCTCTCAACTATCGACGGCCCGCTCGCGTCCAGCTCGGCGATGAAAGCGTAGTGGTTGCCGTCGGTGCCGGATGCGGTGAAGGTCTGGTCGGCGGCGGTAGAGACCCAGATACCGAAGCCCGAGGTCGGGTTGGCCTGCGTGTCGACCGCGAGCTGGGACGTCCAGCCTGCCTCGGCAACCTGGTTCGCGTCGATGAACCCGTGATAGGCCGCGACGCACAGCGAGTCCGACCCGGGCGCGGACCCGAGTGAGATGTTCGGGTCGGTCGTTGCCGTCTCGTCCTTGGCGATGGCCTGGGCCAGCGGGGTCGTGGTGTTGACCCCGGAGAACTCCCCGATCCACATCGCCATCGAGGTGATGGCCTCGGAGACGGTGACCGTGATGGTGCCGGTCGCCGCGCCGGTGGTGGTGGCGGTCCACAGCTCGCCGTTGAGGAACCACGTGGCGTTGTCGCGAAGGGCGTTGAGTCCGCTGTCGGTCCAGGTCAGCCCCGTCCCGTTGATGGAACTGATGTTCCAGGTCGCCGCCGTGTCGGTCATCAAGAAGACGCCGACCAACACGTTGCCCGCGGTGGGGGTGAACGTGGCGAAGGTGTAGGTCGCGCTGTTGGTGGTGCTGATGGTCTCGGCCTTCTCGCCGACGAAGACGACAGCCATCAGTTACCCCTCGCCGTGTTCGGTGCGCTCAGGATGCCGACCGATGAGCCACCGGCGCTCGAGCCGATCAGCACGTCGTTCGGCCCCAGCACCGTGACGCGCGGCCCATCGACCGGCTCAGCAGCATCGCCGATGAAGTAGCCCGTCCACGTGACGGCGGCTGCAGCATCGAGCACCGCGCTGCGGCTCAGTTCGGCTTGGTGAACGACCGTGACGGCCGCGGTGCCCCCGAGGGCGGCGAGGCGGAACAGGTCGCGCTGGTGGGCGATCGCCACCGCCGCGGTTGCGTCGAGCGTCGTCGTGCGGAACAGGTCGCGCTGGCTGCTGGCAGCGATCGCGCCGCTGGCGCTGGCGGCCACCGCAGCCGAGGCCACGCGTGCGCCGGATACCTGGGCCGTGCTGACGGCGCTTGCTGCGGCGGCCCGGGCAGCCTGCACGCGGCCGGTGGCGGTAACGGCCCCGATCGCATCGAGGGCCACCTGCCGCTGAGTGAGCCCCTGGGCTTCGCCCGCGACCTGCGCGGCAGAGGCGGCACTGGCGGCGACCTGGCGATGCGCCTGGAGCTGCTGGGCAGCCGCGACCGTGGCGCTGGCCGATAGCGCGGCGCTGCGCTCGTACGTCTGCGCCCCGCTGATCACGACGCCGCTGACGCTGGCGCTGGCGCTGGCCGTGGCCTCAACGCCGCGCGGCAGGACCTCCACGGCCAGGACGGCGATCGTGCCGGTGGCGTCCGTTGCCGCCTGACGTTGGAGCGCGCGCTGGTACCCGGCGGCGGCGGCGGCGATCGCGCTCGACGCGGCCTGACGGATCAGGACGCGCTGCCCCGCGACGGTCGCCGCACCTGCCGCCGCCGAGGCGACTTGCCGCAGCGCCACCTTCTGCCCGGCCAGCGCAACAGTCGCTGTCGCCGAGAATGCCGCGGCGGCCTCTACCTGGCCGCCCTTGATGCCGTTGACGACTGTGGCTGCGGCGACGCTGGCGGCCACCTGACGCAGCGCGTCCTTCTGGCCCGCGACCGTTGCCGTGGCGGTGGCCGTCGATACAGCAGCGCGCGGGATGATCTCGATGGCCAGCACCACGGCGCTGGCGGCGGCGCTGGCGGCGGCGGATCGCTGTACGGCGCGAACCTGCGCGGACGCGATGTCTGCCGTGGCGTCCAGCGCGGCGGATCGCTCGTACGTCTGCGACCCGGCGATGACGACACCGCTGACGACCACGTTTGCGGTGGCGCTGGCGGCGACCTGGCGGGCAGCGATCGCGAAGCCGTCAACGACGCTTGCGGCCGCGGCGCTGCTGGCCACCTGGCGCACGACGGCGCGTATCTGCGCGACGACCGCGTTGCCCGCGGCGCTGGCGGCGGCCGCGCGGAGCACGTCCCGGCGCTGGGCGGCTACGGCGCTCGACGCGGCGCTGGCAGCGACAGACCGCGATAGCAGCTCACGGCCAACCACCGCAGCGCCGGTCGCCGCGCTAGCTGCAGCTGCACGGGCGGCGATCGCGAAGCCGTCTATGACGGCGGCACTAGCAGCGCTCGAAGCCGCCTGCCGGAGCGCGTCCTTCTGGTCCGCGGCAACGACCGCGGCGGTAGCGTCTACGGTCGCCTGGCGCTCATACGTCGTCGGCCCACTCGCTGCCTTGACCGCGACTTGCAGGATGGCCGCACCGAAGCGCGGGTTGCCTGGGATCAGGGTCGCGCCACCGAGCCTGATCTTGAGCGCGTTCGCCTCAGCCTCCGACCACGACCCCCCCGGTGGGGCGATGGCGTACCACCGCTGATACCGCTCCGCCGTGTCCGAGCAGTCGCCGGAGAAGACCTCGGTCGCGGTCGTGCCGTCGTAAGACCAGACCTTCGCGGTGTTCGCGCCGGTCGTCGAGGCCCAGATCGTGAAGGCCATCGATGCGCCGAAGACCGTATCCGATCCGAGCGAGGGGAGCGACTCGAACCCCAACTCGATGTAGTCGGTCGCTCCGTTGACGTTCTGCTCGATGTACTCGGCGTTCGAGAACGTCCCGCCGCCGCTCCCCCACGAGTCGACCGCTTCCCACCAGTTGCCTGCGGTGCCACCGACCTGCGCGAAGCTGCCCGAGGTCGCGTGGGTCCCGTTGCTGCTGGGCGCGAGCCCGTAGACCTTCATCGGCCCGATGGGGTAGTCGGTGCCGGTGTTCGTCAGCACGAGATCGTCGTAGAGGATCGTGCCATCGGTGCGGTGGGTGCTGATGGTGCAGCCGATACGGACGTTCGAGTCCGTGGTCGCCGCCTGCGCGAGCGACGAGGTGTTCTCGTTCGCCCCGTCCACCTTCGCTTTGAAGGTGTTCGGGTCGGCGGTGGCGTCCCAGTCGAAGTCGACGTAGTACCACGTATCGGCCGAGAGCGCGGCCGAGACCGCGACCTCCTCGGTCCCAGCGAGACCACCGTCGAACGCGGCGTAGAGCTTGGAGTCGGAGTTGTTGAAGACGAGCCGTGGCGCGCTGCCCACCGGCACGCCGATGACGAACATCTCGTAGAGCGTCGTGGGTAGCGATGAGGTGAAGCGAAACCGGAACGATCCGACGATACGGTTCTGGCCGATGAGGTCCCCGGCTGTGTTCGTCCATGAGAAGCTCGGTGAACCACCCGTCGTAGCGTCGTTGATCTGCAACGCCACCGCCGACCACGACCCAGGCAGGGTCGAGGTATTCATCGCGAACGACCCCCCTGTGACCGAGACGGCGTTCACGAGTGGCACACGGGTGTCGTTCGTGTTGTAACCGGTCCCAACAGTGGGGGACGTGTTGTGCTCGAAGCCTTCAACCAGGATGACCGTCATGGGTTACGGCCTCCCTGTCCCCTCAACGCGGACCGCCACCATGACGACCCCTCCTGCCCTTCCCCTGCGTTGTTCCGCTTAGGTGATCGTCAGGTCCAAGTCCCCGATCGGGATACGGAACGTGTCGCCCGCGGTCATCGCAGCGCTCGACGAGAGCGTGTCCTCACCGAGGAACGTGCCGCCTGCCGGGCCGACCGTCGTCCAGAAGCTGACGTCGGTATACGTCTCGGTGTTGGGCACCGACGTCCACTCCACGACCGCGGTGTTGCTGATCGCGCCGGACGCCGCCGCCGAGCCGAAAGTGGCCGCCACGCGCGTGGTGTTGGCCGCCGGGTTCTGCGTGCCGTCCGTGGTCGTCCCAAGGTGCAGCTTGACGTAGAACCCGGCCTGCAGGGTGTACGTGGTGCGCCCGACGTAGGCGTCGAGCATCTTGTTGCGTTCTCCTACTGCCAACGAGCCCATGTCTGAGGCTCCTTTCGGATCAGGTGACGGTCAAGTCCAGGTCGCCGATCGGGATACGGAAGGTGTCGCCCGCCGTCACCGACGCGGTGGAGGAGAGGTCGTCGCGCCCCAGGAAGTTGCCGCCGGTGCTGGCGTCCCAGAGGCTGATGTGGCTGTAGACCTCGGTGTTGGGCACCGACGTCCACTCCACGGCGACGGTGTTGCTGATCGTGCGGCTGGCCGCGCCCGCGCCGAACGTTGCCTGCTGGCGCGTGGTGTTCGCAGCCGGGGACGTAGTCCCAGCGGTGCCGGGGTCAGCCAGGTGGAGCTTGACCCATACCGCTGCCTCCGAGTACGCGGTTGCGCGCGCCACGGCGTCAAGCCAGCTGTTCGCGACGAGGTCGCTGAAGGTTCCCATGCCTAGCTCCTTTCGAGAGCTTCGATGACCTCGGCTGCGCGCCGGGCCGCCTTGCCATCCGTCGCCACGTACACCTGCTGCACGATCGCCGCGCGGCGTTCGGCGATCCGCGGTTCGTCCTCCAGCGCCCAGGCGATGCCAGCCGCCAGGTCCTCGGGTTCGTTCACCTGCACGCCCACGTCCGCCATCTCCCAGAAGCGCAGGCCGTGCTCCACGTCCCTGCGATACCAAGGCGCGTTCAGCAGCACCACGGGCCTGCCGGTGCTGGCGAACTCGAAGATCGTGCTGCTGTTGTCGCACACGTAGACCGCGGCGCGGTCCAGCACCTTGGAGAAGTCGGCTACGGGCTCGA